TTTTTGTAGGTCTTTTAAATCCCCTCTGAGTTTCTTAAGAGTTTGTTTGACAAGTGGCTTTTTTAATTGTGCAAGTGAATTAACTTTGTCTTTATGAGATTCTATCTTGGCTTTATTTATATCAGTGTTTCTTCTTAAAAGTTCACGATACCTATCCAAAACGGCTTTTTCTTTTGCCATCTGAGGGCCTATCACAGAGTCAGCATAGGGTTTCATATCCTGAAAGGTTTGATTCGCTCTAGAGGCCGCTTCTGCGTATCCTCGTTGATATGCCTCCAAAGTCTTAATATATCGGTCCTTAAATTTGACTTCTGGGATTTTCCCCTTCTCTGCTAGGTCGAACATCCGATCAATGTACTTTTGATCCCTATCAAACATTCTCAAAAGGTCTTTTGATGTGGCCGATTCAGGACTAGCGGCGGCACGACTCAATTCTTCAATATGCTTATCAATGGGCTCTAATAAATCCGACTCTCGGAAAGGCTTCTGACCTTTTTTAGCTATGCCTTCTTGATCTTCTCGTCGTCGTCGCAGTTCAGTAAGTTCTTTTTCTTTTTGAGTAAGGACAATCTCGACTACCTGTTTTTGTCCCTTTGGTAGCTTTTTGTCTAAACGGTCTCTTAGAAAATCCACATCTTGAGAAATCTTGCTGATTTTGCGATCAATTTCTTCGACATCTTTTCCAGCTGCTTCCCTCTTAGCTGTTTCTTTCTCAGTTAATGGTCTTTCTTTTCTTCTCTTAGACTCAGCTTCTTTCTTGAGATATTCTTCGAGTGGGCGTTCAGATAAAGACTCAGCTATTTCGGAGGTGGTTTGACGAGGCCCTTCCGTTTCTTTAAAGGTCTCTTTAGCAATTTCACCAGCTTTTGTCTTTTCTGCTGTGACATCCCTGACAATCCTGACCACATCTTTTGGCTTATTGAGGTCATAGCCTTTTTCCTCCACCACTTCTTGAATTCGAGTAGCGGCTTCTTTAGGAGGGATTTGAGCATCTTTAAGTTGCTTGTAGATATTTGAGCTATATTTCCCAGCATTGTGGAAGAGATCCAATCCTAAGAAGAGCCCTAAGTTTTGCCCATATTCTTCTTTAGAGGGAATGCGTCCTTCGGATGCGCCTACCGCTGTTGTGAAAATACCAGCTTGAGCACCCGTATTTAGCACTTTCTCTACTGCTTTGCCACCTTTTAGCTTCAGTAGATTTTTAGCTCCGGGAATTTTATCGAGGATCTTTAGCTTGGAAATAGGACCCAATAGTGCTCCTTCGGCAGCGCCTTTAGTCCCCGCTTCCAACGTCTCTCCCGCAGAATTGATAAAATCTCCGAATGTTCCTTTTCCTCCACGATCGATATATTTTTGGTATTCTTTCAGCCCGGTTTCGATCATAGCGGGAATGGCTAAAGCACCGGCTCCAGCTCCTATCGTACCCCCTGCGGCAGCACCAAACGGTCCTGCGAGAGAGCCTGCTGCTCCTCCCGCGGACGCTCCCGCAGCGCCACCGGCTCCATAGTATGGAAAGTCCCCTCCAAATTTGGAGAGTGAATAAAGTAGATTTTTGAGAAAACCAGGATCTTGAACCTTGGTTCGTTTTTGAAATGATTCGGCCCCTTCTCCTTGTCCTATGGATGCTAATCTTCCAGAAATGGAGGATTCAAGGCCTTTTTTCATTACATCCCAAAGGCTTTCTTCTTCCTTCATCTCAGTATTTTGAAGAGCCTGAAGACCTGCAGGTAAATCCGATCCCTGTGTTTTTGGATTGAATTTTTCCTGCATGGCAGAAATGAACGCTTGATCCCGACCCATTTCTGGAATGTTTTTGTTAGCGATTTCTACGATTTCCTGGATATCTTCGGGTTCTAATACACCTAATTGATCCTTCGATAAGCCCAATTTCCCAAGAGCGCCTACTACATCAAATACCGAAAAAGGTTTATTAGCGGCTGCTTGTTGCTTGGCTTCTTGCTCTTTTTGGCGTTGTCGGTCTTTTCTTTCAGCCAACATTTCGTTGAGCTTGTAAGTAGTTAATTGATTGACTCCTTGAGAAAAGCCCTGTCCTAATGCTTGTCCAAGAGTTTCACCTAGATCTGTCTGAGGAATTACCTGTACCATGTGTCACCTATAGTCCTAAAGCCGGCAGCAATTTAAGAAGTGCTGCTATTGTACCAGCTTGTCCTAACCCTTGTGCCGCACCTTCTCCAAGTCCTCCTAAAAAACCTGTGGTCGCTGGACGAAATACATTATCAAACTGCTGAGTAAGACCCGTTCCAAGCAATTGTTGCAATTGGCTCAGAGCATCAAAGCTTCTGCCAGCTCTTTGAGCGGCAAGATTTTCTTCCAAAGCAGCTCCCGCTTTACCCAATTGCTGACCAAATGCCGAACTTTTTTGTGCTCCGAGGCCAGTAAATCTTTCGGCAATAGATGGTAAAGTTTCTTCTGCAAAAGCTCTTCTAGCAGGCGCTTCAAAACGAGCTTGGGCTTCCGGAGATCCAGAGAGAATAGAGCTCAAAAAATCAAACCCACTTGGGAGTTGGCTTCTGGCACCTCCAAGAATTTCATTTAAGGAGCCTTGTTGCTCTGGAGTGAAATTCTGGAATTGCTCCGTTTTTTCTCCCTTTCCGAATAAAAAGTCTAAAAAAGCCATTTGTTTCTCCTATACTACCTTGATGTATTCCACGATTATAAAAGTCCTAGTATATGCAGTCCTATTACTACCTGTTACCACATTCACATTCGTGGCGTCTAGATTTAGTTCTATATTGTTCGCCGCCGTCGGGGAGGCATAAGGAAGAGGAATCCATGAAGTCCCTGGATTAGTCGAAGCTCCGTAAATCTTCGTCGCGCTAAAGGTCGACCCAAACGCAATCCCATGCGCAACAGATTTAGTTGTGGTGTTAGGTAGGGCACCGAAGTCGATGACTTTCCTAAAGACAGTGCGGTATGTGGCGTTCGCGCCTGTCTGAGTGCTGAACAGAGGTAGGAAAGACTGACCCGTTATGGTCTCGACTGCGTCATAGATTCCTGAATCTTTAGTGTTAGTAGCCGTCGCAATATCGTTCAAATACTGCCTAATTTTGAGATCTTTTTCTTCCTCATCTTCAGGAATAATATAGGTCTGAGGAAGAAAATTGTTGGGATTACCATTAAAATTAGAACTCATCCGATGATCCTCCCTTCTGGCTCTACATAAAGAATCATCCCGTCTAAGACAAAGTCGCTCTCGGAAATCTCGCTATCTCTCATCTGCTCATCGTCCATGAAAATTTTGATTTGGATGAATTGTCCTTGTGTCTGCAAGTAATAGCGGTGCCATATCCGGACTTGGTTTGGTTGATAGGTATTGTTGTCTTCTGGACGTGTGTAGAGTGTATTGTTTCCTAAAAGAGTACCACTCCCTACCTGGTCCTGTATTGAGGTCCCTGAGGTTGAATCGATAAAATAGTCGACCGATACTTCCCCATCTTCAGTCCGGTCTAGAAGAAAATCAATATAGGGCATTCTAGATTGCTGTCCGATAGGAGTGCCGGGATTCCACTGTTTGGAGGTGATATTGATATTTGAAATGCGTTGCAGCTTTCCTCCCCCTGTATAAGTCCCAGTGAATGTGGTGTCCAATATAATAGTGTCTGCATCAACTACCTTCTGTACTTGAAAAATAGATCCATTGAGGGAAGTAATTCCTTGAGCATCATCCACACGAACATATGACTCTTCACTTAAATTGTGATTTATCACTGTCAGTTCTTCAGTGCCAGAATTCATATCAGTAATATAAAGGGATTGCTCATTGGAAGACTTGTCTGCCTCGATAATATGAGTAAAACCTTGCTGATTACCTGAGACTATATCTGGAAATTGTGACTGCGCTCTTGGGCCTCCCCATGGATCATTCCATGCTGCCCAAGTTCCATATATGGACCCTAAATCTGACCAAGTTAAATCACTGTCTTTTTGGAAATAGCCAAAGCAAGTGAAGCTATCATTTAAGAATGCCCATGAATTATTGGCATAGTTCCAAAGCAAAACATTCGTTGGAAAGGTGGGATCGGCAGTATCGTCAGGAAAGGTCCAATAAACAAGTTCTAAGAAATAATCTCTAATTCCATAGACTCTTTGAGGACCGTCGTTGCCGTTGTGAATATTAAAGACTTCATTTGGGATTTTTTCATCGATACGAGTTACGTTTACTCCGTTACAAGTGTGAACGCCCACATTCCCAACCCCTACAGCTCCTTTGTCAAAACCGATGATTGAGAAGCGACTTTCGGTTCCTAGTTCATTGTTGATTTGCTGCCATCTAAAGGGAAGGGTGGCATCCCCTGTATAAACTAGTTCCCGAGTCGATCTTTCGAAGTAAACAATGAGACGATCTTCGATGAATTCTGCTGTTGTAATGGCTTCTTGCGTCGGTGCATCCACGTATCCACCCCGGCCTGGAGTATCGTCCAACCATGAGGTGGCAGCGGTTGTGGGATCTCCGTTCTGGGACCATCTTGCTCTATTCTGGTACGTGCGATCGTTTCCACCTTCATCTTCAATTGTGTTGAGGACAAGGAGACGATCTTTGAATCCCACGATAATTGCCGCTGTTTCCAGAAATCTTGTCGCTCCTGAGTCGAGCTGGGGACGCAAGTTAGTCCATGTCGTTGATCCTGCAGGAATGTATTTGATATTGTCGGCTGCCACGCCATTGACCACATACAGGAAGGTTTCATAGGGGTTGGTCCCTCGATAATTGACGGTCCAGTAAAAATCAGCATTCCCCCCCGTCCAGAAGGCGGTTCCAAGCCTTTCCCACGCACCTGATACTCTCCTATACGCAAATTGAGGATCAAACCCTACTGTATCCTCAAAGTTAATATTTGATGTCTCTTTTAATCGCAGACCCATCACCGGTTCAGAGGGGTAGTAATATACCGCAGTGGCTGCGGCCGCTCCGTTAATGACTAAGGCTCCCGATGTTGTGTTAAAGGTTGCTGTAGTAGCAGCGCCTGTATCGAGCATGGCAGCTGGTGTGCCTGTCGCATTTACGGTAAAAATCTCCGAACCAATTGAGAACATTTGTCCCACAGCAAACGTAGCTCCCGGGACAATGGTGGATATGTTTCCGGAACCATCCGTAGTCCCGATATTAATGCGCAAACGAGAATCAAGTTCAGTGTCCCCCATGAACCGATAACCAAAGCGTTTGCGAACTCTTCCTCGCCATACATAGGCATCCTCCAAAAATTGAAATGCATCTTCAGGAGTGAGCCATGGTTCAATGTTATTGACCAAGCCACTATCAAAAGGTGCAATTAGGAAACTCTTTAGTGCCATTAAGCTGGTCCCACTGCCCACCAATACAAGTCTGTTGAACCGGCATTGGTTTGGATGTTGAATTTAGAAGCTGTCAAACCTGAATTTCTTACGTAGACAAAGCGGCTATTGAGGTCCCCTCGTCTTAAAGTACATTGCACGTTATATGGAACTCCTCCAAACGCCGTATTGAAATTGATGTTTGACGCGGTGCTCACCCCCGAGGCTAATCCCCACTGAATAAGGAGGCCGCCTGGAATAGTCAAAGTTCCATTCGTTGCAGCACTAAAAGCTGAGGTGAGTTGTCTTTCGGAGCCATTAGCCTCTTCTCTAAAAAACAGCTGTGTTGCACCGGAGACCTCCTTAGTATAAAGACCTCCCTCGTTAGCGCCAGTTGTAGGAGCTGAACCCTGCTCGGGCATCTGTAAAAATTTGTGCTTTCCTTGGTCTCCATCATTCAAAGCCACATGGTTGACTGCAGTAAAGGTGTTCAATTCCTGGAAGTTAGCGAGGATTTGCCCTTGGCTTTGTGAGGGATCGTCTGTTGCTTGGGGGATATCTGAATTGTATGCCATGTTAAAACCTTCCGTTAAAGTTACCGTAGGGATAGCCGGTCATTTCGGTGTAAATGGTCGCTGTCCTTTGATTTGTTCTCTGGACAATAGTCGTTCTGAGAACAAGATTTTCCTGTTCTTTGTACCCTGGCGCTAATACTGCCAAACTTTCCGGGTCCTGAGAGTCCTCGAAGATTTTTTTGGCTGCACCGTAAGCTAAGTATTGCCACCACTGCTTGAGTTTGGGACTTTCCCCGCTCGCTATTATTTGGGTAGGTCTCTTAAAAGCATTGATTTGAACCAAATATTCAGCATCCGGAATAGGTCTCAATGTCAAGATGTCATCGTAATAAAGAAGTGCCTGAGGTCGAGAGGCCACATAAGGAACTGCTGTAAAAGTAATTGTATGGCCTGAAGGTATGTTATTGGAAAACGTGATGGTAGCAGTGCCATTAATATAATCAATTGAACCTACTTGAGTATTATTTGTATTAATAACCGACCACGTTCCAGTCGTCCGGTTTGTCGGCACATCGATACAGTTGACTGTGGCACCGGTGTCGTCAATGGCGCCTACCGTTACCATAGTTTGGATAAGGGGAGTATTGGCAAAAGTGATTGAATAAGGACCAGGAGTCCCATCTCCTTCTACAGTACTTTTGATTTCAGCAAGCGCCGGGTAATTTCTAAAGAACTGTTCCCTGTTTTGGGACCAAAAACATTGATACCCCGCTACATACGCAGGAGGTTTGAGGTTAATATAAACATCTGCAATAGGCTGATCAGAGACGCCGGTCCAGGTAGTTAGAGAGCGTAAATCATACTCATCGACATTCGCCGTTGTCATAAACTCAAAAACCGTCTCTTGAGAAAAGAGACGGAGATGCTCCGGCATATCGTACAGATAGAACGTATTAATGTAGTCGTCTATCTGGGCGTCCGTAATTTGTTGCGGAGAAGGTCTCCCAGTGAGCCTTCTTACTTTAGTTCTGATGTTTGCTAAAGTAGTCATTCGTCCTCGTCATGAAACTCCAAGCTTTCGAAGCTGCATCTGTTAATTTTTTTACCGACATCTACTGTGGGCTTTCCATTCATGTCCATGACATGGGAATGGCGTGGGTACCAACAGTTTTGGTTTAGGTGTTTGGCTACCATTAGAGGCACTTCATAAGTCTCTCCATCGACCATGGTATATTTGAGAATGTGGTCGCCTTTGTGCTTCTTGAAACTAAAGGTGAAAGATCCCCCTGGGGGTTCATAGCATCTAAAAATGCCTTTCACCATTTTGTGATCTCTTTCTCGGTCTTTTTTCATTTCTTCGGGAGTCATTTTCCGAGTGTTTCTTGGTTTGGCAATTGCTGACATTTTCTTTCCTTGATTAAAGGGAGGGGGACACTAAGTCCCCCACCAGGTTTACGAGTTCCATACGCTAAATGACTTACCGGCTCTCCAGTAGATGACATCACCGGAGCTTCCAGCAGGACCATCGATACCAGCACCGAGTTCCATCCCGAGGAACGAAACGTTATTTGTTGCGTCATCGAGGCTGTTTGCAGTCGATCCAGTTGCATCCATGCCCACAGGCACTACAAGTGCAGGTGTAAATGGCACGTCTGCAGTTGCTGGAAATGCAAATGCGGTGAATGCTGAAGAATCGATATCCACAGTGATCGTGTTGTTCGCTAGGCTTATCGCGGTAATATTTCCAATTAGGTTGTCTATCTCGGTCATGCCGTAAGCAGCAGGCACCTTGATGCGAACTGCTTGTCCCACGTTAAATTCGTGATCCACAGACATAGTGATTACGGCGCTTGAAGCTGCTGTAATTCCTGTGATCGCACGATGACGTGGATAGAACTGAGGCTCAAATTTGATCTTTCTCCAAGAACCTGTAGTACCGGCTCCGGCTAGCTGAGACATGTAGTCCAAGCTAAAAGCTGTAGAAGAAAGAGTGTTGATCCCCACCGTGAAGTCAAAGCCGCCGAGCTGTTGGGCTCCAGCGACGTTTGTAATACGTACGACATCTCCTGCAGAAAGTCCGTTGGTACCGGAGTTGGTGACCACGGGAATCGATGCTGTAGAAATCGCCGTTACTGTGGTGTTTAGCGTGTCGAGAGGACTTGCGCTCGTATCAAGAAGAGTAAAACCGCCAGATGTGACGAATTCCCCTTGAAGGGCGTTAGAGCTATCGACTTTGGTGTACTCAAAAGCTTCCCCAGCATTGAGACCACGTTGCCAGAAAAACTTGACACCGCGTCCTGTAGACTGAGTAGTAGCCCACTGAGTTGCATTATAAACTTTAATCCAGTCAACATCTGATCTGATTTGAAGTTCAACCGCTTCTCCTGCAGAAGTAAAGCGGCCTTGTTGGATAATTGTTCCGTCCATTTCAGCCTCCTTAAGACGTTAGGGTTGTGCGTAGGTTAAGAACCCATGCATCGTTAGTGATTCTTGGTACTTGTGCGAACTTGTAGCCCACAGAAGCGTTCAGAGCTAAAGGACCGTCATAAATTGGGGGTCTATAAATGAATTGCGCACTGTAGCCGTCTTGTTCGACGACTGCATAAGCCTCCATTCCTACGCAGAACACGTTAAATACGTTTGCGCCAAGGTTAGAAGCACCCGGTGAAACTGAACCGATAGATGAGATTAAGAATCTCAAGTTCGATACAGATCCCCATTCTTCACGAAGCGCGTGCATCGGAGATGGGTATTGGGCTTTGGCGATGAATCCATTGACATTCTCAAGGTCTCCAATCAATTGAGTGGAACCTAGAGCGAAATAAGCATCCCTTACAGGAGCCGTTCCGAATTTGTCTTCTCCTTCGATATTATCTGCGATGGTATATGCATTGTTATCTGCTAATGTGCGGATAATTTCATCTACATCACTTCTAGTTATCTCAGTTGGATTATCTCCGTTAGTGCCCCCTGTGGCATTAATGAAACTCGCTGTGGACGCAAGCATATTGCGTGTCAACTCGTCTTCTGTTTGTCTTAGGGATACACCTAAACGCTGTGCTGCTTCGTTTAGCACAGGGTCCTGGTTCTGGAGTGTTACCTGCTCGTTCAAGATGATATACGTGCCATAGAAGTCAATATCTGCGTCGATGTTGACAGCAGTGAGTGTCTGCGGAGGCGGAGTTACACCTGTGTTGCCGAGAGGAACAGTCGCAGTAGCCAGAGGATTATACCTACGCATTCTCAAGGTGGGACCACCATTTCGTGGCATTTGCTTGAGCATCGCAGGTATGTTGTGGATCATGTTCGGGACAGGGACTGAAAGCAATTTGTATGAAAAAGATTGCTTGACAGGCGCTGGCAGAACCGTCGTTGTTGTGGTCATGCGATACCTCGGTTAATTACCGAGCTTTCACTGCCTCAGCCATCTCTTGTTGCATGCGTTTACGCAATTCTGGAGAAAGTGGTCCCTTTGCGAAGGCGTTAGCATCGGCTAATGCACCTTGGCCCTTAACCGCCTGGGTTGAAACCGGACGATTTTGGTTTTTCTGGACATGTGCTTTCTGTTCCACGTAAGGATCTTCTTTCACAATACCTGCCATTCTTAGCGCCTTGTATGCCGATACACCTTTAGCATAGAGATCTTTTCCTGAAGTGATGGACTCGTACAGTTCCGGCTCAGAGTTTCTTAGTTTCTCTACGTTTTCTACCGTCACAACTTGGTCAAAATCGGCAAACTTACTTCTTAGGCGGTCAGGAATTGTCGCTAATTTCTCTTGCTCATACGTCTTGCGGAGGGTTTTAAGCTCCTTGTAGAGTCTTTTGACAACCTTGCCATCTACTAAATCGTCATCATCAACGGGGAAGTCATCCTCCTCAGGTTCTTGAACCTCAGGTTTCAGTTGCTGTTGCGATTCGAAGTACTTCTTGAGCTCCCGATTTTCTTTCTCAAGTTGTTCTTTAGTCTCACGAAGACGTATGAAATTGCGGTCCTTATCAGACTGCTCTTTCGCTACCTCTTGCGTTTCGACTTCGGGAGATTGGCTTTCTGGAGCAACTTGCTCTTCTTGAGGCTGAACGACTTCCTCTTGCTGAATTTCTTCCGCTACATTCTCTGTTTCTGCCATATCATCTCCTAGGTGCGTTCGACGAAGCGCTAATTACGTCGGGTCAGTACCAGCTCGTGACGTGAGCATACGTTTTTTAGTACTACCTCTATGTCTATTATCTCCTAATATTTTAGACTACTTTTTTTTTGGAAAATAAAAAAAACCCGGCAAAATGCCGGGCTGCCTAAGTCACAAAGGAGTATTACACTTACTTCAGCATTTGAAATTTCGGTTCTGGTTCTTTGTTGAGAAAGCGAGCCTTTTGATCCAGTTTTCCTGTGTGGAAGGCATCCACCATTTCGACAAGGAGTGTCTGATCATCAGGAAGATCGCTTCCCATTCGGGGAAGGAACATACAGGCGGCATTATTAGGAACAGTCCAAAGAAATTCGATCTCATCATCTTTACGGTGGTAGAGATAGACAGTTTGGTCATATTGGGGAGTAGGACAGCTTTGACGGTAGAAAAATAGCTGTCTCATCACGTTTTTCATATGCCTTTCTTTTTTTACTAGGACAAGTATATAAAAATCTCCCTCAATTTCAGAATCTTTTCTCCCTCGATCAACAGCTTCCCACACCTCTTCTTCATAAGATTTTTCAGAATTTGATCCCTTGTGAATCTCTTGTTGGAGTTCCACTGCATCTGGACCCTTCTCTCCTATACTTTTCTCTGTTAGTTTAAGGGATTCTGCTCCTACAGTCGTTTTCTTTTCTTCGGGCTCGGGTGCATTAACTGGGATTATCATTTGGTCTTCCTACTAATTTGCTTAGTTCTCTTTCTACGTAACGATAAAAGTGTTTTATTACTACTGGCAGGTCAGGTGGATTGATCTCTTTAATATGATCCATCTGCCAGTTGAGCAATTCTTTTTCGTTATGTCTGCCAGAGCAGAACATGCAAAGAGGCTGACAAAACCTTTCCTTAGGCTCTGTTCCGTCTTCCCAGTTCATTTTGCAGGAGGGACAACGGTACTTCATAAAAAAAAGGATTCTCCAAACTTGCTTATGAGCTTCTTTAGCCAGTTCCCTAAAGAACGGTCATTTTTGAGACCTTTCATCGCTTTCGGTTTGAGTTTTTTCTTCGTTGCTAGTTTTTTCTTTGGATAAGGCATTATTTTTTTCCTTTTGAGAATTCTTTAATTTCACCTTTGCATTTTCGCTTAACGCACGCGCGAATACCCCCAGGGTTTGGAGCATTATGAGCGTAGCTAAGAGCAGATCTGCATCGCTTAGGAGAGTTAACAGGATAGGACCCCTTAGGTGCTCCACCAGATGGTCCGCAGAATTCACTTTTTTTTACGTTTTTGTACTCGCCGACGTTTGATCCCCCGGCTCTTTTTTTCATCTTTGATTCTTTTCCGCGCTTTACTTTTACGCCCTTCGCAATCGTGACCTTCTTCGCATCCTTTGCAGCACGCTTTCTTTTTCTTTCTGCCATTGATCTTCCCTTTGTTTAGATCCCGCATTAGTTCGCGGTCTTCTTTCATTTCTTCTTAGCCCTCTTTACTTTTGTCGGTAACTTCTTCCCTTTAGGGGTATGGTCGGCCCATTCCTTTGCCATTTTGGGTTTATTGGCAAACATCCACTTCTTTTGGGCATCTGATTTAAACGGCATCGTCGTCTCCGGGGTTGATGTCTCGGAGGAGGGTTATAATGAATCTAAAAACAGCTTTGCATCGAATGTCATCTAACTCTTCGATGAGCTTCTCAATTTCGGTGTACTCTGACTTTTTCATGGAATCTCCTAATCTGTCGTTAAAGGGGATAAAAATTTACCCCCCATCAAAGACATATATTTTTATTTGGCTTTGTGCATCGATTTTCGGTGCTTATTGGCCATGTACTTGTGGTGTGCATGAGCCATGTGGTGATGGTATGCTTTATCCATCCCACGGTCGCTTGCGTATGCGTGGCCAGAGTCTTTTTTTTCCATCCCTTTAGACTCGTCTCTACGGTCTTTTAAAGATTGACTGTGATGCCCTCTATGTCTCATACCTAGAGATTCATCTAAACGGGCGTTATACCCCTGTTTACGGCGTTTCATTTCAAACCTTCCTTATTTTCTATGTTTCGTGTTTGCATAATTTCGACGTCAGAAAGGATTTGTGGAGATTTATCTTTCACTCTCCCGCAAGATTTGTTCTTGGACTTCAATCCTGGAACTACCTCCTCAGCGATCTTCTGAGCCTTTCCTAACGGTCTTGGCATTGCCATATGAATCTCCTAGTACTTCACATCAGAGTGGTATTTCTCGATCTTTTTGATATCGTCATTACGAGTATCATCAAGCCCTCTGATGGAATCATCGAGTTCGTATGCGTCCATGTATCCACACTTAGGGTAGAATTTATGGACCACCTCTTGTGGAAGGTTTGCAGGCGCGCTATGATTTTCGCTGATCATGCCTTCAAACTGAGAGTCCATCTCATGTCTGTTTTTTTTAGCCATTGTTTTCTCCTTTAGCAGCTATTGCTAATTCTTCTATATTTGGTTGTTGCACTTGTTGTTTACTCTGGATGTCTTCCGGAGACTCCAGCTCTTTTAATATCTGACTAAGACGAGCAAGCTTCTCAACCTGATCGATATCCACTGAATCGAGCTCCTTCATAGCTTTAACCTTATGAAGTGCCCCAAGCTCTCTGTCTTTCTCGGATTCCGCAAGACGTTCAATGGCAAGTGCTCTATTTTCTTGTACGCGGGACGCTCTTTCGAATCCGAGTCCAGCGTTTGCCTCTGCCCGTGCTTCGAGGTCTTTTGTTTTTGCAGCCTGCTCGGCCAAAACAGCTTCCATTTGGACCTGCTGTAGCTGCGTTACCTGTTGCTCTTGTCGTCCAATCGCTTCCACGAGCTGTTGTTTGTTTTGAAGCGTAGATGACTCGATGAGCAAGTCAGTGGGGACTGGTACTCCAATTTCCTTGAGAGCTAGCAGTTGCTTAAACTGAAGCTGGCGTTGAGTAGAGGTGTTGAGCCCCTCTTCAACGACGGCGTCGAACTTCCCAAAGGCCTTGTTGTAAAATTGCGGTGCAGGTTCTTCTCCAATAATTCTTTTGATCTTTCCTGGAGAAAAATTGTGCTGCACCAAATCCATAAAGATATTCCCAAGTTGTCGCTGGGAATGATCTAACTGATCAAAAAGGATCTGCAAAGTCGTTAGGCCAGCGCCTTGCCGCAACATGGAGAGAATTCCGGCTTTGTCATCCTCAGCAGATCCTAAAAGTTCTTCGTTTACTCCCGAGATTTGTTGAATCTCATCGCCCAAGATCTTGGACAATTCAATCATCGATTGAGGGACGTTTGGAGGTTGAATCTTTTCAGCGTCCGACATATTGGCCTCGTCTTTAAGCGCCAGGCCTCTTCCTTGTCCATTGAGGAAAACATCGTCAGGATTGACAAGGGCATTTTCTTTGTACTTCCATCCAGCGTTAATCTGAGACTCCATTATGTCGAGCTCGATCACTTTTCGGCGGTTGTAGAGGTATTGAGAATCTCTTAACCCTCTAACAACCCCCTGTACTCTCCATGGGAAATAAGGGATTTGAGGTTCATAGTAACCAAGAACAGGAACGAAGGGATATTGGTCGATGCCCATAGGGTTAAGGCCGTGATAAAGAACCTCACCTTGGACCACAATCCCTAGCTTGCATGTCTGGATTTGGTTCTCGACAACTGTAAGCTCAGGATAGGTGTCGAGGAAACGCTTGAGGTCATCATCTTCCCCTCTCCATTCAAGCGTCTCTCCTGTTTTGACGTCCACGATGAGCTTTTTCATGCGATAATCTCGATACCAGTACTCATCATATGAGAGCAGGTCTTCCATCCCGTAGTTATAGGCCTCTGGCATGAATTGGAACTTTCCATCGCGAGTTCCTTTCGACGACAAATTATCAATTTCGCTTTTTCTGTCAGGGAGCAAAGATTTAATTTGTATTTTGGTGAGCCATTTTCTTGTCCAAATAAAGTTGCAGTCGGACAGGTCATGCTTTTTGAAAAAGGGATCGATGAGGTAGCCGTTATAGGACACATTGTCCACACGGATGTCTCCATTTATGGGGTCGGACCTGTAGTCCATCCAAACCGATAGGAGGTTCATTCCGGTCGTTACTGCCCCATCGAACGCCTCAGAAATTGTCTCTAGGGTCTTATCTTTTTCCATAGCCCAAAGAAGGATTTTGGAAAACTGATTTGCTGTCATTTCATCGGAATTTTCTACCGGAACGACGACGGTCGACTTGCGATTACGTCGTTGGTAGCCTGTGATCATATTACAAACGCGGCGTATACGATTAAAATTAAAGACTCGGCGCTGGAAGGCAGGCAGATTTCCATAAATATCGTTCCAAAGGGTTTGGTCTCCCGCTTTGAATCTTGCGTCAATATCGGCCTCGGACCAATAGCTCTGGTTGATTGTGATGCTCTGGGCATATGTGTCTTCCATCCGTTGTTTCAGTGTTTTGTCGTCGTCGGATCTCTGTGTCCAGAAGCTATTACTTCCTGGCATTGGCCATAGTGTCATTTATTTTTCTCCCTTGGCGAACTTCCAGTACTTGTAGCGCTGGTCTTTGACGCGCAGTCCCACGAATTTGTTGCCTTGTGCCCATCCTGTTACGGCCCTTCCTAGGAGGTCTGACTTGAGATGGACCAGTTCGTAGTCCTCTGGCAAATACTGCTCAATGCTTAGCCACCCATCCCTTTGGCATTGGGAAGGAACCGTGGTTAGGTATGTTTCCCCTTTGCGTAGCTTTCTTGAATTGGCGTACTTGATAACCTTGATCTGCATCAGAATCCTCCATGATGTTGGTCTCGAAACATAGGAGGCAGGTTGGCTTGCGACCCGTGCATTGCTTTTTGATAACGTTTTTCTAGTTCTTCTTTCGAAAGACCATCTCGAGTTTTGCTCATAGAGACAGCCATGTAACGGAATGCATCAGCAAAGTGGGAACTCCAGTCGTGCATAGGACGAGCCTTGTAAACTTTCCTCTTAGAGTCGTATTCTTGCCGGTAATTCTCGAGGGCTTTGAGTAGAGGCTCAGCTTTCTTTTCATCTACCCAGAGCTTAGAAAAGAGGGACCTACATGCTTCGATACCGTCGGGTATTTCATAGTCATCAGCCAAAGTGAACTTGATTCCTAGCTGCCTAGCTTTTTCAAAGCGTGTAATGCCTGAACCCCATTCTTTCACGCGGATATCGTGAGGAGCGATGTGGGTCCCATAAAGATAGGGCTTGGATTGCAATACATTGGCGTAGTGCTCCAGACCTTCCTTGTTGTTTTCGTAGCAATCGATTATGCGGATCGTTTGCCCGATCACTTGAAAAAAGATAATGGCAGTGGAATCGTGGACCCCAATATCCCAGGAAGTATGGACCTTGAATCCATTCTCCCAGGGAACTACTCCGACCCGAGCATCGCGACGGGCTAAGTCGAGATACTTGGAGTAGTAGGAGCCTTCGACACCCATTTCGAAAGAGGTGTAGTACTCTTGCTGGATAAGGTCTTCTGACATCATCCCTTCGGCACGTTCCTTTTCGATTTCAGAAAGCGGAATATGTTCTGTGTCTTCGACAGTGAGCTTTATGTAGAACCAGTCTGGCGAGTTCTTTGCCAGTTCAGCTAGCTGCCACAGGTGGTTCTTTCCCCGTGGAGTAGAAATAAAAAGAGCCCATCCTCCGTTAGCTGTGAGGATTGGGCGAATGTATTGGTAGGCCATGGGGTCCTGAAGGGCGTATTCAGAAAAAACGCACCCCTTAGGGTTCGTTCCCATTAAAGTGTCGTAGTTGTCGGAACCAATAAGCTGAAAGAGACTCTCTTGGCCATTTTTGGCTTGCATCCGAATCTTCATCTCTTGGGAGTTCTTCTGGATCACTAGTTCTTCGGGGAAATAATCCAGAATCTTCTTGCCGTCGTTCGTGATCGAATCCCATATCACCTTCTTTGCTTGTGAGTAGGTAGGAAAGATGTAGTAGTAGACGCCAGGATTGTCGTACATTTGGCGAATGACAAAGTTTAGAGCTGTGATATCCTTCCCAGCACGACGAGGCATGATGGCAAGAACTCTTTTAAAGCCGCTATGTAGGGCTTTTAAGATGGGGAGTTGATAAGGCCGTGGGAAATACTCATTTAGCTTTCTTTGAACTTCGACGTTTGTCAATGTTTTGGTCGTAGATTCCCTTATATGGCTCTGTAAGCTCTGATCGATCATAATATTCCGCCAAGTACTGCATCTGTACTTTTGTCTCGGCCTCTGCCACACTTTTCTTCGCTTCCTCTTCAACATCTAATGCATGAGAGTCATAGAGTCGCAGGTATCTCATCAGCATCTTAGCCTGATGTTGGGGGAGCTTATCCTTCTTCATAGCTAAGAAAAACCATCGGTTGCAGAGGATGGCCTTCATCACCTCAAAGGCGTTGTGCGCTTGAGGGTAGGTATAGATGATGTACTTGAGGTAGGGATAGCCGATCCCCTTCCATTGCAGAAATTGAGGGATAGTGTATGAGTCGTCTTTCTTGACCCATTCCAGCATCTTTTGACAGAGTGTCTCGACGTATTCAGTGGAGACCTGAACTTCTCTCATTTTCATAACAGTACTTTTTTCTTTACCGTATGAGAGAGGGGGAATTAATGTCTACTAAATCGGATAATAGACGATTGTTTGCTTTATTTTTGTCAAAAGCGTAGACTTCAAGCATGAAACTCTACATGTCAACACTGCTTATTTGCCTGATAGCAGCGACCGCTCACGGAAAGGTGATCGATATCCATGCCAAGACACCCAGCGAAATTGCTGAGGAAGAAAGACAGGAAAGAGAAAGAGAGAATAAAAAAGCCCGAGAGATCTACGAAGACGAAAGCAAGTCGGAGGAAGAAAGACGGGAGGCTCTCAAGATTCTCGTGGATAACGAGGAGATCGTCTGATGGGATTTCTAGTGCTTTTCAAGATGCTTTGGGACCGAGACTGGGGACTTTTCTAAGCCACTCCAATCAGATAGCCTGTTGCTTGATGACAAAACCATTTGTCGATCAGGAGCAAAAACCCAAACACCCCAAAAAAAAGACCGAAAGCCCATAGAAGAAGAAAAAGGCCTTCTTTTGTTTTTGACTGAGATGAATTAATCATTGTGAGTCTCTCTGTTTCTGTCTGAATTATCTTCGTGATTGCTACGGGAGTTATCCCGGTTGTTTTCGGATTCGTTTTTATCGCCATCGTTGATGTGCCCATCACCATGGATGATATTCACATCCACATTGACGCGAATGGACATGGGGAAAGCCATTATTGGAGCTGAGAGGAGCAAAAGGAATAAAACTCTCATTCTCAATGCCAGCTCCCCATGTTAAAACTGAAACCTTAGCTGCATCTGTGGAGGTGATCGTGACATGCACCTTCACCTTGATAAAAGAAATTGCCAAGAGAATGGTGAGAATGACCAGCCAAATGGTAAATAACGGATGTTCTTTTAAACTTTTCATTTGACTCCAGTATAGACTTTTGCTATATTTTTGACGCTTCATTCTTTCTCACGCTCTATAAGAAAATAATCCCAGTTGCGGAAGATAGCTTTCTCCTTGGCCTCACCGGAAATGCGGCTAATTGAGTAGATGGTTAGTTGTTGGTTTTCAGATAGCTCATAGGTATGCTCGCTCCACAAGCGGTAAAACTTGTAGAACGAGTCTTTGATGTAAACAATGAGGACGGCGTCCATGACTTAAGTAGCCTCATAGGTTTCGGCTAGATATTTTTCATACTTATTCTCATCCAGGTACATAATGTCTCTTGATTGTACCAGGCATTGAAGTAGGTTGCGGTCCTTCTTGCGGATAAGGTAATACAGCATTCCCTTACTGATATGCTTGTACTTCCTTGCTGCCTCAGCAATTGTGATTTGAGAGGAATAAGCTGGCGGTACAGACCGCTGTATAAAACGATTTATGAAGCTGAACATATATTCTCCTTGTTTTTGTTCCAGCACGTGTCACATCTGACCGAGTACCACAGATGCGTTTGCCTCATTTTCCCTTGGCAGCCACATTGCTCACATGTCTGAGAGCTTTCCGACTCGGCTTCTTCAATAAGGTCGAACATCGCATCCGTGCCTGACGAGATGTAAAACCGGAGGGTTCCGAACTTTTCCTTGACTTGGGTAGCAACAGGATGATCCATCTCTGACCAGTAACCTGCTTCAATCTTGAGGTTGATAATCTTTTCCAGGTTCCGGCAAAGGTCTTCCAAAATGCAATCCCAACCTGTACCGCAATCAATCCAGCAGTGGTCCGCAAAAAGGCGCGGAGCGAGTTCCATGAACTTTTCTTCTCTATCCATAGGCTTTTTGATTATTTTTGATGAGGGGCTCAACATTCTCTCCTTTGTGAGGTATAATCATGATCTTAGTCTTGGGCTCTTCAGCGTAGAACTTGCGAGCGGTTACCTCGAAGATGATGGCATCGTCCGACCAGAGGATTCCATTTAAAGCATCTCCAACAAACTTCATGAGGTTATCGATGTCCGATCTCACTGCGTGAGGCTTGCCAATCGCATTTAAACGCTTTTTACGGGCCCAACTCTTAGGGATAGGCATATGGAACTCCAAAACCAGTTTTATGGGCTCAGAAGCCTCGTAAAGGCCTGCCATGGCGCTTTTGATAATCCACCGATATCTCGTTTTCTCTTTAAACTGCCGATCGTAGTATTTTTCTCCGACGCGTCCAGCTCGCATCCAGGCCACTGGTGGCCCTTCAATTTCATATACACGCATGGTTTTTTCCTTTGCCATTAATGAGGGCTAGAATGAATTCGGGTAATTCGCGTTTGAAATAAGTGCAAGCTCTCTCTTGTTGGTTATTGCAGAGCACGTACCAGAGGGAACGGTAGGACTTTAACTCACGAAGTGGAAGAGGGCATAAACTCCTCCCTGCTCTACAATTTGTTTTGCGAAGATCTAGGTGCATGGTGAAGTTGTCCGAAAGATGCAACCTTATCACATTTGGGTCGAGATGATCGTTTAGTTTCTTCACGAATTCCTTGGCTTTTGGAAGGTCAGCTTCAGCGATTGCCGTCGTTTTTTCTTTTACTGGTTCTTTTTTTTGCTGTTGACCGACATCAGAGATCCAACCTTTCTTCACTCCCTGGATGATCCATCCCATGGGGTTATCCTTCTTGTAGACCATCTCTTTGTTTTTGCGGTAGTACTCGATAGCCATCTCGGCTCGTTGACCCGTGATTCCATCATCTTTGAGTTCTCTT